GTTTAACGCGACCACCCTCAAGATGGCGGCCCGACGCTTGGCGAAAGAGACAGGTTTCTCTGCCGCCGAGATTACGGCTATGCCCTTTTCTGAGATGGTTTGGTGGCTCACGGATTGAGCCGCCCTTGTTCTACCCGACGTATGGGGCACGCACATGGCGAATAAACTCGCGCTCGGCCTGGTCATTGGCGGGGCGGTCAGCTCCTCGGTGGGTTCGGCGTTCAAGGATGTCACCAGCCGCATCCAGCGGCTGGAGGCAGAAGGAAAAAAAGCCCGGGTGCTGGAAAAGACCATCGGCGACACGATGCGTCTGCGCGATGAGTGGCGCAAGGCACACATGGCGGGCGAGAAGGGGGCCTCGGCGTTACTGAGGCAGCTTGAGGCCAATATCAGCAGCCTGAAGAAGCAGGGTGTTGAAGTTCGCAACCTGACCAAGGCCTACAACACCATGGGGCAGGCGGCCAACAAGGCCGAGCTGAAGGCCAAAGGTCATCAGCAAATCGACGAAGGCAGGCAGAAGCTGAAAAGCAGTGTCGGCCAAGCGGTTGCCGCCACCGCAGTGATGGCGGTTCCGACGAAAGTCAGCGCGGACTATGGTGCGGTCATTCGTGACATTGCGATCAAGGCGGGCATTGCCAACAAGCCCGAAGAAGCGCAGATGTCCAAGACGATTATCGACACGTCTCGGGACACCGGCATGGCGCGTAATCAGGTGGCCGAGGTGGTCAACGCGCTGGTAGGTGCTGGCATGGAGCTGGACAAGGCCATGGCCTACGCACCGTCAGCGGCCAAGTTTGCTGTGGGGCAGGGCTCGGACGGCAGCGAAACCGCCAAGATGATCAATGCCCTCGGGCAAAACGCCAAAATCTCCGACCCGGCCGTGATGCAAAAGGCGCTGGAGGCGATCGCGTACCAGGGGCAGGCCGGCAGCTTTGAGGCGGTCGACATGGCTAAGTGGTTTCCTGAGTTGCTCGCGGGCATGGGAAAACTGGGCATCACCGGCATGGATTCGGTGACGCAACTGGGTTCAATGCTTCAGGTGCAAATGAAGACCGCTGGTGGATCGGATGAGGCAGCGAACAACCTCAAAAACTGGATGGAAAAAATCGGGGCGGGTGACACGGTCACGGCCTACAAAAAGGCCGGTATCGACTATCAGGGCTCGATGAATACGGGCTTGCAGAACGGCAAGTCCACGCTGGAATCCAGCTTTGAACTGGCCCAAAAGTACATCGCGGCGACCGATCCGAAGAAGGCCAAGGCCATGGCTGAAGCCACGGCCAAGATCAGTAAAGAGACTGATCCGGTAAAGGCTAAGGCCATGATTACATCCCTGGAGCAAGCCTTGCGTACCGGTGACCTGTTCGCCGACATGCAGGTCAAGGCCGCCTTGACGGCGTACGTGCAGAATAAGGAGTTGTACGCATCGTTGAAAAAAGAATCGGCCAATGCCACGGGGATCTTGGATAAGAACCTGGCGGAGCGCAGGCAGACGTCGTCGCAGAAGTGGGCCGAAATGGCTCAAGGCATGGATGACGCCATGCGTGCGATCGGCGACGCATTCCGCCCGGTCACGGACAAGGTAGCGGATGGCTTGACCTACGTCGCCCAGGGGCTGAGCAAGCTGTCCGATGAATCGCCCAAGGTGGTGACGGGGATCGGCGCAGCGGTTGCGGCGGTAGTCGCCTTTCAGGGCGTTATGAGTAGCTTCAAGATCGCCAAGGGCCTGATGAACATCGGGCGCGGTTCGCTGATGGGAAATCCGAACATCCCGCAAAAGGTGATCGTGACCAACATGCCAGCGGGCGGGCTGGATGCCGGCGACTTCGATGCCGATGGCAAGAAGAGCAAAAAGGGCGCCAAGGGTGGAACCGGTGGCGGTCGTGGTGCTGGGATCGGATCGGTCGTTAAGGGCGCCGCGATCCTTGCGGTAATCGATGCCGGGTTTAAGGCGAAAGATACTTACGACAACGCCGTTACCCAGGATGAGAAGGCTGAAGGCTACGGAGCCGCGGCGGGTAGTTTAGCCGGTACGCTCGCGGGTGCAGCAGCAGGCGCGGCCATCGGCTCTGCCGTGCCAATCATTGGCACTATGGTCGGTGCTGTGATTGGGGGGTATATCGGCAACCAGGGCGGTGACGCCTTGGGCGGGGCGCTCGGTAAGTCGATGTTTGGCGCTCCCGACGAGCTGAAGCGGCTGCCGGCGGCCGGGCCGCTGATGATGGCCGACGCGGGTAAGAACATTCCGCCGGTGATGGCCAACATTGCCCAGTCGTTCGCGCCGCCAGTCGTTGCCCCGCTGATGATGGCTGATGCCGGTAAGGGTAGGGCGCCGGCTCCGATCGCGGCGCCGCTGCTGCTGGCCAATGCGGGCAAGGGCGCGGTGGCGGAGCCGGGTAGTGTGGTCAAGCCAGTTACGCCGGCCCCTATCGCTCCGCTCGTGCAGACCACCAAGCCCGCCGTCCAGCCTGTGCCGATGACGACACTGGCCCCGCGTACCCAGGGCTCAAGGGAGCGTTTCCCCGTTGCGGATCTGGTGCGTCCAGCGTCGTCAGCGCCGGCCGTCGAAAAACAGCCGGGGGATGCGGCACGGGCCATGATGTTACCGCCGGCCAGTGCGGACGCAGCGACGGGACGCTTGGCTAAACCTCCGGTTGAGAAACCGCAGCCGCCAAAGATTGAGTCGAAAGTGGACATTCAGGCGCCGTTTACGCTGACGGTTCAGGGCGATGTTCCGGATGCGACCGCGCTGTTCAACAAGCTCAGGCCGTTGCTCGATCAGCACCAACGCGACTTCGCCCGGCAACTGGAAGGCCGCAAGCTGTATGACGCGCCAAACGTTTAATCAGGAGGGCGCATGCCTGCATTGGAGCAACTACAGGCGGGGCTGAAGTATTTGGCCTCGGCCGGGGAGACGGGCCGTCGCAGTCTGGACGGCATGCTGGGACCAGTGAACGGCGCGATCGGGGAAATCACCGGCGCCGCGTCCGAGCTGGAGGGGCTGCCCTTTGTCGGGCCGGAGATCGGGGCCAAGCTTCAACGCGTCATGCGCGGGGTGAATGCGGCTCAGGCGAAGGTCGGCCAGGTGGTGGCCACCTACAATCGGGCAACCCGGGCAGTGTCGCAAATTGACGAGCGTATGGGCGTGCTGAAGGAGCAGGCGGGCAAGGCGGCGACGGCGATTAATAAGATCGCCGGCAAGGTCAGTCCGTCGCTCGCCAACATCGTGCCCACAGCTGCCTTTGCTGTTGATGCGACGCCGGCGCCGGAGGCAGTGAAGCCGTTTCCGCACTTGCTGATCATTCAGCCGCAAGACCCGAAGGCTCAGCCCTATTACTTCAACCTCGACACGGCGGCGTTTGATTCGCTGCGTCGATCAACCGACTTCCGCTGGGCCTCTCAGGAGCGCCTTTCACGTCGTCCTGCTCAGCAGGGCGTCGGAATGGGTGATGAGAAAATCACGCTCAAAGGGGCGATTTTTCCGGGTTTCAAGGGCGGTCTGAAGCAGCTCGACACGCTGCGCTCGATCGGCGCCCAGCTCAAACCGCTGACACTGACCACGGGCTATGGCGAAGTGCTGGGCACCTGGTGCCTGAAGAGCGTCGAGGAAGATCAAAGCGCGCTGATGCAAGGCGGGATTCCGCGTAAGCAAGAGTTCACTCTGGAGTTTGTGCGCTATGGCGATGACATGCAGAACGTTTGACGGGGATCTACTCGACACCATTTGCCATAACTTCTATGGCCACCTGGTAGGCAGTGTTGAGGCCGTGCTGGATGCCAATCAGGGGTTGGCCGATGAGGCCCAGCCCTACCGCGCCGGCGTGGTGATCGTTCTTCCGGATCTGCCAACCCCCATGGAAGAAGCGATAACCCTATGGGATTGATTCAGCCCGCCTTGAGCGGGTTTTCTTTTGGAAAAATACCATGACTCCCATCTTTAGAATCGTTGCCGACGGCGCCGACATCACGGCCCTGATCAATGATCGGTTGTTGTTGCTGCGCACCTCTGACAAGCCCGGTATGGAGTCGGACGAGTTCGAGTTGCGCATTGATGATCGGGACGGCCTTGTCACGCTCCCCCGGCGCGGTGCGGGGATCGAGGTCTACCTGGGTTATGCCGAGACGGCCCTGTCCCGCCTTGGTCGATACGTGGTGGACGAGGTCGAGGTTTCGGGGCCGCCGGACACGATCGTGATCCGAGGCAAGGCCAGCGACATGCGCGGCAGCGGCAAGACCATCCGTAGCGGAAGCTGGGAGAATGTGCCGCTGTCGAAGATCGTGGCCGACATCGCGGCCCGTAACGGCTGGCAGCCGGCGTGCCCGGTGATGACGAAGGTCGCTCGGGCGGATCAACTCAGTGAGTCCGATTTTAGTTTCATCACGCGCCTGGCTAAGCAGTACGACTGCACCGCTAAGGTCGCCGACGGCAAGCTGTTGGTGATGCCGCGTCAGGGTGGTCAGAGTGCGAGCGGCAAGGCGTTCGGGGCGATCACCCTCGCGCGCAGTGACGTGAGCCGTTGGCAGTTCCACCTTGGCGATCGCAACGCGCACAAGGCCGTGGCGGCCAAGCATCAGGACAAGAAGACCGGGAAGCTTGCCGTTGTTTCCCTGGAAAACGACGACATTCCGACCGGTCTGCCGGCGGTGCATACCGATCGGCATATTCATCCGAACAAGACGGCCGCCGAATCTGCGGCCAAAGCGCGCTTGGCGGCGTTCAACCGCTCGACTGCCGGGGTGCGTTTTGAAATGCCTGGCCGGCCGGACCTGTTTGCAGAGCGGCCAATCATTGCCCAGGGCTTCAAGGTTGGCCTTGATGGTGAGTATCTGACGGACTCGGTAGAGCAGGTTTACACCCAAGCTGGCTGGTCCACTACGGTCGAGTGCAACGGCGGCAAAAAAGGCAAGGCCAAAGCCAAAGGCAAAAAGGCGAAAAAGCCCGCGAAGCCGGTCAAGGTTGTCAGCCTGGCGTAGCGACGACGTGCACTCATAGCCGCCGTGTGCGGTTCATTCATGTTAGGAGTTTGTATGGCTATCACCCAGCAGCAACTGCTGCAAATCCTCCCGAACGCCCGCCCAGTCGCGGGCGTTTTTGTGTCTGCGCTCAATCAAGCCATGGTGCGCTTTGATATCACGTCACCGGTGCGCCAGGCGGCTTTTCTGGCCCAGGTCGGGCACGAGTCTGCTCACCTCACGCAATTATCGGAAAGCCTCTACTACAAGGACGCCGAGCGGGTCGCGGGGTTGTTCAAGTACGGCTTTGACCTGAATCGTAACGGCAAAGTAGATCCGGCCGAGATCGAGGATGCCAGGGGCTACTTGCGCAGCTCGGAAAAACTGGCCAACCGTGTCTATGGCGGTCGTATGGGGAACGGTCCTGAAACGTCCGGCGATGGCTATCGCTACCGCGCCCGGGGCGGGATAGGCATCACCGGCCGCGACAACTACCGACTGTGCGGTAAAGCCCTGGGCCTGCCATTACTGGATCGGCCGGAGCTGCTCGAGCAGCCTGAGCCTGCCGCGTTGTCGGCGGCCTGGTTCTGGTGGGATCACGGCTTGAATGAGTTGGCCGACGCAGGCCTGTTCGACCGTATCACTCGTGTGATCAACGGCGGCGCGACTGGCCGTGAGGATCGGTTGCAGCTATGGGCCAAGGCTAAGGAGGTGCTATGTCCGTCCTCAATCTGATTCCGGCAGCCGTTCGCTCCGGGGCGATTGCTCTGTTGCTGGTGGTTGTCGCTGGCGCGGCAGCATCAGTGGCCTGGACGGTCCAAGACTGGCGTTACGGTAACGCGCTCGCCAAGCAAGAGGCGGCCGCCGCTGACGTGGCGCGGGGCAAGGCGAATGCAGCGGCGGCCATCCTCAGTCGTGAGACGGCCCAGCGGTTCGCCCTGGAGGGGCGCCTGAGCACAAATGACGAAACCCATCACAAGGAACTCTCTGATGCAAAGAAAGCTCAGAAACGCTTGTCTGATCGCCTTGCCACTGCTGATGTCCGGCTGTCAGTCCTACTCTCCGCCGTCCCCAACCCCACCGGCGTTGGCCTGCCTGCCGCCACCGCCGCCGGCAGCGTGGTTTATGGAGCCACACGAGCCCGACTTGACCCGGCGCATGCTCAACGAATTATCGGAATCACCGGCGACGGCGATCAAGGACTGATCGCCCTGGCAGCGTGCCAGGCCTACGCAAAAGAAGTTTCTACAGCGAAGTAAAAGGAGCGGCCGTTCTGGATGCGTCAACATCCGGCCCGGCCGCCGTTCCCGCAGATTGTCCCTGCAAGTCCAGCCAAGGCTCCCGCTTCGTGCACAAAGCGGAGCGAGCCTAGCATCTGTTTATCCATACAGTAAAGGTCTTGCTTTCCATGTCTTCACCCATCATCCCTTGGATGGGCGGCAAACGCCGCCTGGCTGATCGTCTTATCCCTATCTTTCCACCCCACGAATGCTACGTCGAAGTCTTTGCCGGCGGAGCCGCACTCTACTTCATGCGCCCCCAGGCCGCGCCGGTTGAAGTCCTCAACGACATCAACGGCGACCTGGTGACGCTGTACCGTGTCGTGCAGAACCACCTCGAGGAGTTCGTGCGCCAGTTTAAGTGGGCGCTCAGTTCTCGACAGGTGTTCGAGTGGCAGAAGATGACCCGCCCCGAAACCCTCACCGACATCCAGCGCGCCGCCCGATTTTTCTACCTGCAGCACCATGCCTTCGCCGGCAAGGTCACTGGGCAAACGTTCGGTACCGCGACCACCGGCCCGGCCATCAACCTGCTGCGGATCGAGGAAAACCTCTCGGCTGCTTGGCAGCGCCTGTCTGGCACCTACGTCGAAAACCTTCCCTGGCTTGACTGCGCCGAGCGCTACGACCGTGCGCACACGTTCCACTACATGGACCCACCTTACTGGCAGACCGCTGGCTATGGGGTCGAATTTCCGTTTGAGAACTATGAGCGGATGGCCGACTTTATGCGGCGTTGCAAAGGCAAGGTGATGGTCAGCATCAATGACCACCTGGATATCCGGCGGGTGTTCGAGGGCTTTCACTTCGAAACCCTGGATATCCGCTACACCACAGCCAATCAGCGGCAGGGTAAGGCCGAGGTCAGCGGTGAGCTAGTGATCATGAACTGGGAGCCGGCGGCGTTGGGAGGTTTGTTCTGATTCGATTTTCGGTTGGATTGCAGGCGCCAGCTTGGTTGCCCACCTGTTGTGTGGCTGCGTGCGACCCAGGCTGTGTGAAAACGTTTTGGAGCAGGTTTTACAGTCAGGTCTGGAACGAAAATCGCGTTCCTACGCAAATTTCCGGTCTGCTGATTAACCAAGCGCTGGCAGATTTTACGTAGCAACGCAGACTTCAAAGCGGCGCATGCGTTTTCACACAGCCTGGACCCAAAGCAGCCGGTCATTTTGGAAGCGACGGTGAGCATGAGCGGGATTTCAAAGCAGGCTGAAAATGCTCGCTTCTCCAGTCTGTACATCGTACGCAACTAATGCCTCTTGAAAGGCGTTGGCGCTGCAAACGAGTTCACCGTGACTGTTCCAGA